CGACCCTGTTAGACTCGTAATTGCTGTCGCGTTACGAATCCTGATGTACATCCGCAAGGAGGACGTCCTATGGGAGCTATTAGCTCTAGGAACGCCTGTTGCCAGCGATTGCGTGGACTTGGCCTTGGAAAGAAGATAACTTATCAACTAGTCGACACTTTCAAGAAATGGGTGTCAAACAGTGGCAAGGAATGGACGACGTCTCGGATTAAAGCAATCCAGACTGACTACATCCGCCATTTAGCGGGTCAAGCGCCGGTTGGCACTTGGTACGCGAAACGTAAGGATGGTAGACCTAAGGGTCCATTTGGGTCTTTATGGAAGTTACCTCCTGAAAAGTCTTTGGTTGCTCTTCAGTTGGCTTCAACCATTGTGTTGAGTAAGCCCACTCTGAAGCAGGAATCCAAATTCTTGGACTCGGTTCAGAGGAGTAGGACTAAACTTCCAGAGAAGATGGTATCTGATTACCGTCAATTTGGGAGAAGTCTCGCTATCTTCGAGACCCTGAACATTTGTAATGGTGTTCGAGGCTCGGAGCATAAGCGGATCCACTGGCAGGAAGTAGTGCTTCGCAACCACTACTCCAAACCTCCCAAACTTTGGGAGTATCCAGTGTCACCTAAACGCAGAATGCCACTTCCGTCCGTGATCGGTAAGAAACCGATTACCGTACCGGAAACAGAGATTGAGGACTGCATGCGAATCATCAGAGCGCCTGGCTTTCGCCAGCTCTGTGATGAGTGTGACAGTCTAAATCTCTATCTTGACAGCATGCGAGACCAACTGCATCACCCGAGAGCTTACTCGGATTATGATGCACCAGATGCCGATCTGGTTGGCAAGTTGGTTGCTGGCAAGATTTCCTGCATACAGGAGCCAGGCGGGAAAGCTCGATGGGTTGCCAACCCTAATCGACTTTTCCAAATAGTCCTGACTCCTTTATGGAAGCGCATCGACCAACTATTGGAAGTAATTCCAATGGACTGTACACATGACCAGCAAGCTGGTATCATGTGGGCACAGCAGGAGCTTGCCAATGGCAAGAACCTGTGGTCTGTGGACCTATCCGATGCTACGAACAATTTTCCGTTGGACGCGCAAATGCACGTCCTCCGGTCTTTTGCTCAGTATGCAAAGGACCAGGCAATGATGGATGATCTTGATCTTTTCGAGACCATATCCAGAATGCCATGGGCCCACAAGGATTCTGCTACTGGTGAGTGGAAGGCGATCCAGTGGACTCAAGGACAACCCCTCGGGTTGAAACCTTCGTTCGCTGCGTTTGCCCTAACTCATCATGCCACGTTGTTCCTTGCAAGTGGAGCAACTAGCCTAAAGTTTGCTGAACCTCCTCAGACTGTAGGGAAACCTCCAGTCTGGAGTTTCAAGCACTTCGAGTCGGACTTGGGTAACCTTGCCAAGCAATATCGTATCTTAGGAGACGATATTGTAATCTCTGACGAGAGATTATACTCTAGATACCGGAAGGTTCTAGACAGTCTTGGTTGTAAGGTATCTGAGGAGAAAACTCTCTGTAACGCCCGCATTGCGGAGTTCGCAGGTAGAGTTATATCCAAAGATCACGTTTACATCAAGCCCAAGTGGAGAGCCATCAATGATGACTCTTTCCTTGAGTTGGCGAAGACGCTTGGACCCAAATCCAGGTGCCTTCTCCGGCCCCGACAAAGGAGAATCCTCGATGTCGTTGCCCCACTCCCAGTCGAACTGGGAGGTTTGGGGTGGAATCCGGAGGGTAGACCACTAGTCCATCGCATCGCAGATGCCATGGATTTTGTGTTCCGCGACAGAGACGAGGCTATCAAGTCTCAAGACTCTGTTAGACGGATGAGGTTCTCTGTCCTCAAGAAAGCTATGATTCCTCATGGAATCTATAACTTTTTGAGTGGTAGAGGACCTTCTGATCCCGACCAGGAATCAGAATTGGCTTCTACGGCTGAGCGAATTATTCGCTCATGCTCGGTGAGAGAGGCCTCCTTACCTCTCGATTCTTTACCGAGTGGGTTTCGTCCCATTGCCTCAAAGCATCGGCGGACGCTCCTTGAAGTCCTTGAAGGACTTTTTCCACAGGATGACGTCTCATCGATTGATCGTAAGACGGGAGATAAGTCCCATCAACGATCCAAGGCCAAC